ATGTTGTATCAGGTCCTCAAGGTGCATCAAATATACCAACGAATGGTAGCTCGATTAGAATGGCTTCAAACAAGCTATTCCCTACGAACTATGATTTTGACCCTGTTCAAGACAAGTTTAGATACCTAAGAACAAACACATTATATAACAATAATACAGTTGATATTAATGCATTAGTTACTGCATCAAGTACAGGAACTACTTTAGGAGGTGGTACATACTACTACGCTGATGTCCCTGCGGGAACGTCAGGTAATTACTTATATCTTATTTGGGACCTTCGAAGCAATTATGAGCTTAATCTATGTTGGTCAGCAGACCCACTTGATATTGACTACGTGTGCTGTGATTGCGATCCATGTACAGACCCATGCCGTGAGTGGTCATTTCATAATGTAGGTTTAGGCTCAGCAACAGTAAGATATACTGACTGTAATGGTATTATTAGAACAGTTGGAATATCTCAAGGTGCGACTCAGATAGTATGCGGTCTAGCATCATATCCACCAATAGTTTTATCAGGAGGAGTATATATAACAATTACGCAGGAATGCGGATGTAGAAGTTAAATCTAGATACCACGGGATTTACGCCTGTAGCAAATGTAACAGGAGTGCTTTGAAGTGATCCAACAAATGTCCCATCAGTATATCTCCATTGAGCACCAATGCTCTGACCCGCTTGATAGTTTGAAGTTAATACTACCTCAACTATATTAAGCCTATTTGCAGTAGGGCAATTTACCGTAATCTCAATGACAACAGCTCCTGTTGTCTCAATAGCTACATTGATTACATCTGCAGAATTGCTGTCTTTATCTATCGTCAAACTTCCGCTAAGATCAGTAAATCCTGTGGTATATGAAGTCCCATTGTAATCAGCTGAAATCTCAAACTCTACATCAAGACCTTTCTTGTATAGAGGATTCTTGGCAATAAGCTTTTGAGCCTCTGTTACAAGTACCTTATACACCTTAACGTTTAGTTCAACGTCTCGGATACAGTATGTAAGCATCTCATCTGAGTACTCATCAAACTTATCGAATGGTAGCTTAGGTAGACTAAATTTACTACCCCAACCTTCAAGACCATGTTTGTGGTCTCTTTTATATTGGTTTAGTAGAGATAAAATCCAAGTGTCTATTACTCGTTGATGGGGTAGAGGTTCCCATCCTGTAAGATGTTTAAGTACTACGTTATCATAACCAATAATGTTATGGCCTATGATTACGTCTGCTTTACTTAACTCCTTTAAACCTTTATGTATACAGGCGTCATTAGGATTACCTGACCTACTTACATAAGTTTTTACTTCATTAGTATCAACGTTAGTTAACACTAACATCCAGATTTTATCCACGGTAGGCATAAAACCATTGGTTTCAATGTCGTATACGTACCGTAGCTTAGTCATAGTTTTTCGCCGTATAAGGAGCTATAAGGAGCTTCCAACAACCGAGCTTCCATTTCAGAGGGGTCAAAGAAATATGTTTCACGTTCATCATCTTTATTTATTTTTAAGTTACGAACAGTTATACCTTTTCTTTTGCAAATACGTTGACACGCATGTACAATTTCATGGCATAATATGTTAACAAACTTATCCATTGTATATTGATTAAGTTCCCAGTCATTTAAGATAGGGTCTCTTAATTGAATTAAGATACGAGTACCATCAGGCATCTCATGTGAGGTTAACCCTTGAGTAGAGCTACCTTCTGGGTATTCAATCAGACAGATAAATACTTCAAACTTTTCTTTACTGATTGGTGCATTAAACCTTTTACTGTAATCTAGTAAGCAGTCAAAGAATAATTTTTCAATTAGCGTTCCCTCATCTGGTAAACATGCTACATGTACTTTAATATTCTTTGGTAGAATTACTTTAGGTGGTTTTTTTGTCACTATATAAGCCCTGTTTTCTTTAGATATTCCAGATCAACTAATCCTACATGGTGAACTTGTTCGTTTACAAATACTCCGTTTTGTTTGAGGAAATCAATTCCTTTATTGCATTTGTATCCCATCCGATACACCACACGATTAATGCCGCAGCTGTATATAAGCTTAGCACAATCGATACAGGGAGAAAGAGTACAATAGAGAGTGGTATTCTCAGTAGAAAGGTTTGAGCGAGCCACTTTAGCAATGGCTTGCGCTTCAGCATGTAATACTGTACATTTTTGTGTGTCATTGTTTGTCTTTCTAGGTGTTCCATTATAAGAGAACGATATAATGTTGTCATTTTTTACAATTAAAGCACCTACTTTTTTATCCTCTGCATAAGATTGTTTAGCTATAACTTCACATAATTCTAAATAGAAGTCATCCCAATCTTTATTGGTCTTCATGGTAGTCTTGCTCCAATTCGAATATATTGTTGAGGATATAGTCAAGCTTTATTTGTTGTTCATGAGACTGTGGTGCCTCAAAGAACAAAGTTACTTGCACTAGTTGCGTATCACTGACATCGACTAGCATAGTATGCCTTTCTGTAGTTTCTATTAGGCACCGGCTATTTTTAGAGCTTCATCAAAAGCGTCACATAGCTCTTTGTCTAGCCATTCATCAAATTCTTTAAGAGACATTTTACCTTCTACGATTAAGTAGTATACTGTAGTATAATCTAGCATCAGAAATCCTTATCACACATATGGAACATTACTAAGATATTTTTAACTTCAGATGGTAAGTCGTATACACCATCATAGTCTTCTAATTTAAAGTCTTTATCAAACCACAAGCCACCTCCACAGTTATCACCTAGAGATTCATGTTCAAACCAACCATATTTTTCTTTACTATCAATAGCAACAGTAAAGTTTTGAGTACCTAGTCGGATATTCCAGTTGTAGTTTTTAGCCATATTAATCTTTCCTGAGATTGTTACTCATATTGTAATAGAGATGTGACTTAGTTGCTCTTAGTTGTAACAATAGCATTGTTTCTAATTCAAGCATTTCTTGATCACTTCCATAAGCTAGGATTGTGCGGATGAATCGTGAAGGACACTCATTGTATTCTGCAAGGAACGTTTCACTGCTACAGACATATCCGTCATCAGCTGTTCCTTTGTGCTTTCCGATATACTTTCTGTCTGTGTCTTTACATAACCAAAGATACACAAAAGACTCACCGCTGTTGCTGTAGGCGTTAGATTCGGCAGGGACTTCGACATTGTAGACTCCGTTGATATGGTCTTGCCAAATTTCTTTTACATAAGCAACCATAGGTTTACCTTTAGGTGCTCGCCACATTACAATGAAAGAGGGTTGACCTTCATTGGCGCATAAATGATCATAGACCCATTTGTTATGTAGTCCATTGAACTCTTGATCATTTACTTTTACTTTCACCATTGATTTACCAGAGTCAGAGGTATATGCTTCTACTTCATCTATTTTACATTCGTAGATATCAAAGTATTTTTCTGAACCAGCAACCCAACGCTTGATTGTTTTAATAAGATTCATTCTTCATATTCTTTATTAATTTCATCTATCATTGTGTTATACAGTACATATAATGCAGTTGTTACTGCTGCTGGGTTGTCTGTACCCATACCAATTTTAATACCGTATTCGAGAGCTTCTTTAATAGAGTTTTTTGTGGCAAACAAATTTACTTTTTTAAGTTGGGTCATTGTTGGTATACACGCGAATGTATTTAGTGTTGAGGGTTTCAAAGTTACCTTGTGGGTCAGGGAACACTTTTATTTCGGATGTTTTTACGTTATAGCATACTCCTAATTTAGGATGATTTAATGTTTTTTCTACATAAGCTACAAAGCAGATAGATTCATTATTATCGTAACGAGGGTGTTCTCTTATTAATAAAGCGCCTGTATAGTGTACTTCAGGTTTCATCTTGTTTAATCCAGTATAGAGGTTTAGCTAGTGGTGGGTTGTCATAGCTAAAATCACGATCATCTTTTAGACTACCTTGGTGTTCGCAATCCATCAAGATAGCGCAGGATGCCATGATGTGTGCTAAGTGATGCACTTTACTGTCTTCAGCAAAGTCTTCACCGTCATACCATTGCGCTAGGTGACGTTGGATTGCATCATAGAATACACTGGAGGTTGCTCCTGTTTGACGCCAGTTGAATCTACCATACTTATCTTTACCATCTGACATGGCAGCACCTAAAGCGAATAGTGCTACTGGTGGTACATCAGAGAGACGAGGTTTATTTATAGCGGCTAACGTTTTTAGGTTAGAGTCTACTGGTTTGTTAGTATCTTCATCAATCATTCGATTTACTGCACGTCCCATAGTATCTTTCCAGAATATATTTGATGTTTGTTCATCATAAAAATCAGTCATAGGTAAACATCTCCATTTTCAATAATTTTAGTATCTTCATAGGGCGCAGCATATCGGCGATAGAATTCCATTTTAGCACCTTCAAGAGCACCTACTATATTATTAATGTTTTGGTAGCATTTACCGTTATCATTCATAAATGTAATACAGAGACGGGTGATTAGGTAGTTTAATTCACCTGCATCTAGGATACCTACAGTGCTTGCTGCGTCTGTAATGTAGTCTAAGCGATCACGATCAATTATTTTAATGTATGGCATATTAAATTTTAACTTTAGGTTTACGAAAGAATTGAGCAATAACTACTACTGCTGCTGTACATAGGATGCTAATCCAGATTGCTTTTATCATAGTTTAGTTGTTACGGAAAGAAGTGAAGTACCATAGAAGGTACACTAAGGCGATGATTAGTAGGGCTGTCATTATAGGTAGGCTGAAGTGATAGTATCACAGGCTTTTACAACATCTGATCTCCATTCAGTGACTAATGACTCAAAGAACGGATGGATTTTAGAGGCATCAGCTTTGAATGCTACAACAGGTTTACGCAGAACATAAGAAGCATAGAACACTTCCATAGCAGTACCATGCTTGGCTATTTCAGGGTTGTTTAGATTAACCAAGATTATGTCTGACTCTTGGATGTCTCGAAGGTCTAACTCGAAGATACGTTTCATGTATCGAGGCTCAAAGTCATGAACACGGCGACATGGGTTAAGTGTTTGTACATCATTACAGTTTAATAGTAGCTCTGCTTTAGTACGCCAACCAGCAGCTTCTTCAACAGAGACATGCTCCATAGGGCCAGCTAGATACACAGTTCTTTGTTTAGTCATTTGTACCACCGTAGTATTGTTTAACTAGTTTAAGTGCTTCAATGTGTCGTGTAATTTCTTTTACATCGCTTTCTGCATCCATTTCAAACACATAACCTATGTTTCTTTCTTCGATTACTTTTAAGTCTTTTTCAAAATTTCGTATATCTTTTTTTAGGCTTTGCAGAATAATTTCAACTAGATCATCGTCACTAAGATCAAAGGTATATTTCATTTTAGTTCACCTAGTACTTTTAGTTTGTTTGCAGTATACCACAGTCCACCTTGTGATTCTGGTCGTTTATGTTCTGTGTATTGGCTTATCATTACTTTACACCATACACGATTTTTCTTTGATAGGTGCGGCGCTAAAGGTTCAGCACAGCAGTGCCATCCCGGACGATAAGCATAACCTTTTGTGGGGTGAGCCTCAGCGTTATACCATACCATAGGTTCAACTCGTTGTTTACGATTAATAAACAAAGGGCCAAACGTACCATCTTTACGTTTATTGAATAGTTTGTAGGCTATCATGTTATTGATACTTCAATAGGGTGTTTACTATCAATTTCTATTTCATCAAGGGTATATTCCCATTTAAATCCATCTTTGAATGTGATGTTTAAAATACCCCATTTTACATAATACTCATCGATGTCGGCGTCAGTATATCCTTCTGGTAATTTTATTTCATCATCATAAGAGCTGGCATAGTAATTACAGCTTACATCTATTGTATTACTGGTTACATTTACTACAATCATACATACTCCTCATTTAGGAACACTTCAAGGTGTTCATACTTACAGGACAAATAAGCGTCTGCTTCGTAGTAAGCCTCTTCTTGGTTGTTTGCATATACATAGAAATTTTTAACTTCAGAGATTACGTAGTATTCATTCATGTTTAGTTACTTCAGTTGAAGCACTTAAATGTATTACGTTTTGTTTTTTATCTAAACAGTATGAGTACATACCATCTATATGTTTAAAGAAGAAAATTTCTTTTGTGTCATCACAGTCAATTGTGAAATAACTTTCTCTGGGTAGATCGTATAGTTTCATGATGCTAGTTTCCATAGTCCTATGTTGCCTACAGCATAACCGAAATAGCAGATAGCCATTCCTGTATTACCTTTCATAAATTGTTCAATGCAAATATACAAGTATATAAACCCTACTAGGGCGATTAGCCATGCACTCATAAGTCGTATGTTACTTTCTTTGGTTTGGCATCAGAGAGTTCTGCCATTCGGTCAAGTATTTTACTTAGTGGCTCAAGCATTAACGCTCTGCAACAGCTTATTGAGATAGGGCTAAATACTCTACCGGAGTCACTTTCTTCTACTCGGTTTAAGTAGTTATCGAATAGTTCTTTTACTAATGATTTGAGTTCTTCATTTTGCGCTGGCAGCGGTGGTTGTTCTAAGGCTTCTTTGATGGCGGCGATAGTGTCCAGCATCAGTTCAATGTCGCTTCCGAGTACATCATCTTCACGCAAAGCGGTTGATATGTTCTCCAGCGCAACCAGCGCCAGTTTCAGTGCTTTGTCTTTAGTCATATTTTTCCTCTTTCCGCAAAGCGAATGGTTGAGGCAAGATACATGAAAGCGCTGCTAGCTTTTTTATTTGATGGGTAATATTTTTTAGCGGTTTCATCACACACCTTTGCAATCGCTTCACGCTCGATCTTGACCGCAGCGCACCAGCCCTCCCACGCCCAATATGCAGGTGTGCCATCAACAAAGTTATTACCCTGCGTTGTCAAATCGTCTGCATCCCACCACTTGTTAAATTCAGAGTTCATGCTTGTCCCCTTGCTCTGCTGCTGCGACAAGGGCGGCAAATCGTTCAAGCATGGCGTCAAGAGTTGGTTGTCGGGTAGTGCAATACACATTAGCCTCTTGCGCCATGCGGATGATGTCTTCATTCATCTTTAAAGTCGGGATGAAGTTTTTTAGCTTCTTCTAGACCCATTTCAATAGCTTTTATAATACCAAAACGAAGTAACGCTTCTTGCATTTCTGGAGTGAAGTCGAATGTATATACAGCAGAGCCATCACTATTTTCTCTTAATAGTTCTACATTTATTGAGCTTTTATCAGAGTTATTCATTTTCATCTTTCTGGTAAGGACGATAGATATATAGAGGACACTTTTTAGCAGTACAGTTTGTGATGTCTTTTTTTATTTCACCTACACAGCTGATGCAGAAGTTACGGATAGCTTGCATTGGAGATACTCTTTTTTGAGCTTTTTTAATTTCTTGCTCTTCATTCCATGCTGCATAGGCTACTGGGCCAAGTTTTTTAGCTTTTTCTTTTGATTCACGCCATAGTTTTAAAGCTGTTTGACCTTTTTCAGCTACTCCTTCTGGCATTGATCGTTTCTTTTTTACTTTTAAGTTTTTTAGCATATGTTTGTGCTTCTTTAAGTGTATTAAACATTGGAGCTTCATTGTGGGATATTTCACGACCCGCTACGCACCAGTATATTCTGTCATAACTTTCTTTTTTAAATACAAAGTAACCATTTGTCAATTCATTACTCCTATAATTAAGTTAATACCCATGATTAATTGTTGTTGAGCAGCAGGGTGTAATTGTTCCCATGGAACACTGTTTGGAAAGTGTTTACGGGCAGACTCATAGAACTTTTGTACATCATTCATCATATTCTTCCCAAAGGTTGCTTAGTTTAATGTCATATTCAAGAAGTTTATTTTTTGCTTGTTCAAAGGCTTTTGGGTTTTGGCTGTACGTGCTCCAAGTGTTTTCCCATTCACTATAAATTTTTGATCTTTCAGCTTGCATTTTATCAAGTTCTTCTTTGAGTTTGTTATTTGTTTTCATCCATAACAATCAAGCTTTTACTGATTTTTTTATTATCAATATTTTGTTTGAAGCAAGCAAAGTGTTCACCATCTTTAGCTACATAGGCTTCAAGGTTTTTGTGGCTGTAGCATCTGGAGGATACCTCAGCTTCTTTCATGTCTAGGTCAAACAATGTTTTCTGTACACCTGCATAGTACGAAGAGATACTTACAATTATGGTACCTATAAAGATTATTATATTTGCCATTATGTTCCTTAAGATGGTGAATAAAAAACCAACATGCTACATAACATGTTGGTGTTTACTTTTAGAACGGTGAGTCTTCTGTTACACCTGCTGCGTATGAGCCTTCTTCTTGATCGAAGTCAACAAAGTTTTCATTTTTGGCTTCGTATTTGATTAGCTTAGTAATTTGGATACCTGAGAGAGCAGTAGTGATGCCTTCTTTGGAGATTTTACCGTTAGGAAGTTTGATTTGGTAAGGACGTTGCATTACAAGCACGTTACCTGTAGAACCATTACCGATAGTTTTTGGATCTAGAGGATTTTTGAAAGCATCAACACAACGAACTTTAGCTGCATCAGTACCATCAGCCTTAAGAGCTTTCTTTTTGAGAGATACTTTAACTGTACCTGCATCAAAACCATCTTTAACTTTACCGAAAGCTTCTAGTTCTTTGGCACGTTTCTTTGGCACTTGGATGGTGCATTCGTACTGTGGTACACCGAATGGAGAGACTGCTTCGGCAATTTTAACCCAGTATACTTGTACATCTTTGATGATGCTGTTGGTAGTTTCGTTGGTGGTGTTTGATGTAGTCATGGAATTTCCTTTTGGATTTGTGAATTGCTTTGAGAGTGTTGTGAAAAATGCGTCAGCGTTTGCTTCTGTTGAGTATCTCATTTTATTTTTCTCTTGGATTGATTGATAGTCGTGAAATGCGTAGTCGTACTTATATTCTGACCACAAACTCATTTTAGAATGTTCATTAGATGGTACCTAATAGAAATAATAAAGGAGTCGATATGAAAATTAACAAGAGATACGTAAAAGTATCACCGAACAGTCTGGCTAATCTCAAGGTTATTACTAGCCCTGAGATGGCCCGAGAGTATCAGCAGAGATCAACTGCTGCTAAGAAACGTGACAGCGAAGCTATCAAGAAACTTACAGAAGAATATAACTGTAGTGCGGATGCAGTTAAGAAGGTTTTAGCTCAGGTAGATATTAAAGCGACAGATGTACTCCGTATGTCTATGATGAATGCACTTAATCAGGATAACTTTGAAGATGCCGCAAGGTATGCTTCTCAGTTAGCTGAATACGAACAGGCTAAACTAGCCCGTCTTGAACAGACAAATATCTCTAAAGTAGAGGATTTGACTGACGAAGAACTTAAAGAAATTCTTAAGAAAGAAGGTCTGTAAGGTTAAAGTGAGCCACTTGGATTATTCCTTGTGGCTCGTTTTATTATTATGATTATAGTTTAGCAGTTTACGTAGGTAGTCTGCTTCACTGTAGTCTATACAGATATAGTTATCTTGATAAGATGTACTATGTGATGGGAAGTGAGCGATAAAACCATTTCCTGTGTTTGTTAATTTACAGAGTGTATCTACATGAGCAGAGTAACCTGCACCAGCAATTAGTTTTACGTTGTCTTTATCATTTTCGTAGATATACTCATTGAAGGTATAATCTTCTGTATCTGTAAGGCTTTTTACTTCATCATTAAGTGCAGAGAGGAGTTGTTTAAGCTTTTCCATGATGTTCTCTATTAGGTACCGACTGTATCAAATACGTAGGACGTACGACCTGTGAATCGTTGACTGACTTCATAGAAGCAGCAGTCTTCAGGTGTCAGTGATTGATCGTAAATTTCTTGAAGCAGTAGGAATGCTTCTTCACAGGTTTTACCTTTGGCATACATATTTTCGTCTTCGTAGGTGCAGATGAAGTTATTCATGTGTGTATTACTTTCTTTATGTTAGTTTGGTTGATAGCTTGTTGACAGACTGGGCATGGTTTAGCAAGTAACCATTTAGAAGATTTACCTTTCCTGAAGATAGATATTGAGTGGGCTTTACTTATGTCAGGACATTTGATGATAGCATCAATCTCTGCATGCAGATAGATTTTCTCAGGTAAACCTACTTCTTTGGCACACTTAGCTTGGTATGGATGAGTCTTTACATAGTTGTTTTTTCCTATAGAAAGTATATTACCTCGTTTATCCTTTATTAAGGCTGTAATGTGCTGTATGTCTGACATGTCTTGAGATTGTATTGGTATGCTATTTTATTTAGCTTAGATCTCCAGTGATCAACATTTAGCATATCATGCATGTCTTGTAGGTCACCAAGCATTTCAGTACCAGTCTGGATAGCATCATTATCATTATTTTTAAATATTGATAGTTTGATCTCGTATGGTAGACTATGAGCACACATACCTTCGATATCTGTACTGTAATGCTCATCATCAATCAAACAACCTACAGCACACATAAGACCGTTATATCGGTATTTACACATGCTATTGTCTTCTGATCGTTCTCCTTGAGTTAACAAGTGAGCTTCAACCTTACTGAATACTTCCTGTAGTACATTTGACATATTACATTCTCTTGTGGTTAGGTGTAAACTGTTTAACATGAATTAATTTACCATCGAGAAAGGTCTTTTGGATACCTGTCTCTGGGTCATACATAACTCTTTCTTTAGCTTTTACACTATCTTTAACTCGTTTAATCAAGTCATCATACACTTGTTTACTTGTCATTGATAACCTCTGCTTTGATAAGTTTATTCTCAAACCAAGTAAGACGAAGATTAGGCCAAGGATCATTAGTCCATGTATGATGAACATTATCTTCTTCAGAGAACCTGATACCTAACTCAGTTACATTATGCTCTGGTTTAACTCGATAGTTGATATGCTTATGGAATAGAGGCATAAACAGAGTAGAACTGACATGACCTAACTCCTCCCATGTATCTTTGTCTTCAATATATACCTCAATAGTCTTACCCTCTAGATATGCTGTGATAGTGTCATGATGTGGATGTAGCATGGATAACCTTCTTTTAGTTAATGTTCTCTTGTTTAATACTCTCTTAGTTAATACTCTCTTAATAAATATTATCTATATAATACTCACCGGAGGAGAGAATTTTCTAATAGGTACCGGCCAT